AAGGCCCTCGGACTTGAAGTCTTCGACGGTACGCAGGCTTGGCTTGGTGATGGTAGTCATATTAGGTACTCCGTTTCTTCGTTGCTGATGCATCTTAATAGCACAGGTAATCAGGGGTTGCAATAGCCTATTTGCATTATTTTGCAGATTGTTTGCAACACGTGCAACACGAGCTCTCGCGTTGCATCTTGGGCAGTGGATGCATCGTCGTGCAACACGAGTAATATTTTACCAGTACCGCAGAGATGCTGGCGTTTTTGGCCATTGCAACACGTGCAACACGTGCAACACGCACCTTAATGGTGCACGTTGCAATGCTACTTGCAACACCGAGTAGGCCTCTATATCTACGATATAGGCCCTCTCGTGTTGCGTGTTGCACGCTGTTTGCGTTGCGTTGCGGTGAGAAGATGACGCTGAAACTTTACCCCTCGTGTTGCGTTGCGTTGCGGCGCTTTGACGCTGGGGGTTGTCTATTGTTTCGGGTAGGCGTATATAGCTCGCGACTGGAAGCCCTGTCGATCTTACGGAGCAAGCAGACATGACTGGAAGGCCTAGTACGTACACGCAGGAGATGGGCAACCTCATCTGTGACAAGCTTACCGAGGGCGTGAGCTTGCGTAAGCTGTGTAAGGGCAAAGAGTTCCCGAACGCGTCGACAGTGTACGTGTGGCTGGATCGCTTCCCTCTCTTCGCCGAGCAATACGCCCGTGCGCGGGAGGCCGCCACCGAGGACATGCTGGAGGACATCCTAGAGATCGCCGACGACCCGCTGATCGAGGTGCAGGACAAGCGCGTACGCATCGACACGCGCAAGTGGGCGATGGGCAAGCTCAAGCCGAAGAAGTACGGCGAGAAGCAGACGCACGAGATCGGCAACAAGGAGGGCGAGAAGTTCGCCATCGAATACACCGACGCAAACATGGTCTTAACACTGGCCGTCGCCGAGGCGCTACTTGTAAAGGGCGACACGTGATCTGGAACCCGTGGCGCAGGGCGCGCGAGTTGCAGGCGCAACTTGACGCGGCGGTGCGCGAGCGCAACGACTATGAGTTCGAGCTGTCACGCGCCTGCGATCGATACGACAAGGTGCGCGAGATGAACACGCAACTGCGCCAAGCTCTGGCACTGTACCGATCGCGATGACTGACGCCGCCGCCATCCTTGCGCAGCTCCACCCCGAGCAGCGCGTCCACCTCGACTGGCAACGCCGTTGGAAGGCCACGGCTCGGCCGAACCAGATCGTGCCACGCACCAACTGGGCCGAGTGCGGCTACCTCGCTGGGCGTGGCTTCGGTAAGACGCGCGTCGGTGCCGAGTGGATTACGCGTGCCGCGTATCAAGATCCGAGCGGCTTCGATAGCTGCGTCATCGCCCCCACGCACAACGACATCCAGGTGACGTGTATGGAAGGCGAGAGCGGCATCCTGTCCGTCCTGCCGTCTGAGCTGCTCCTCGAACACAACAAGACCGGCAACTACATCAGGTTGCGAAATATTGCCGGTGGCGTCAGCACGATCCGTGGCTTCTCGGCCGAGAAGCCTGAGCGACTGCGCGGCCCGCAACACTGCCGTGGCTGGTTCGACGAGCTGGCCGCATGGCAGTACGAAGAAGAGGCGTGGGACATGGCGATGATGGGCATGCGCCTCGGCCCCGCGCCGCAGGTGCTGTGGACCACGACGCCGCGACCGAAGGAACTCATTCGCAGGTTGAGCGCGGAGAGGGCGGGCCGGATCATCGTGCGTGGCTCGACGTACGACAACAAGGCGAACCTGCCTGACGTGTTCTTTACCAATCTGGAGATCTACGAAGGCACGACCATCGGCCGGCAGGAACTGTACGGCGAGCTGATCGATCCAGAGGAGAGCGGCATCGTCAAGCGGTCGGACTTCCAGATCTGGCCGGCGAAGAAGCCACTGCCTGCGTTCGACTACATCATCCTGTCCCTCGACACCGCCTTCACCGAGGCGACGTACGACAAGAAGAAGGGCGACGCGGACAGCACGGCGTGCGTCGTGATGGGCAGCTTCCATGACAAAAGTAACCTGAGCCAGCTCATCGTCCTCGACTGTTGGTCCGAGCAGATGGGCATGCCGGATCTGATTAGCCGCGTGAAGAAGGAGCTGAACGCATCATACGGCGGCGACGAGGACGTGGCGCTGATCAAGCCAATGTTCGGCAGTAGCAAGCCGTACACGTCCGGCCGCAAGCCGGACTTGTGCCTCATCGAGGACAAGGGCAGCGGCATCAGCCTGCGCCAGATGCTTGAGCGCGAGGGCATCGAGGCGTACGCCTACAACCCAGGCCGTGCTGACAAGCTGGCGCGCCTGCACATGGTCAGCCACATCTTCTCACGCAATCGGGTCTGGCTGCCCGAGAGCAGCAATTTCTCCGGCAAGCCGGCCACGTGGGTCGAGCCCATGCTGGCGCAGCTCTGCGCGTTTACCGGCCCGAAAAGTGTGAAGCACGACGACTACGTGGACGCCGTGACGCAGTGCGTCAGGCTCTGCATCGACAAGAGGCTGGTGTCGGTGGTGAAGGAAACCAAGAAGGACGAGGAACACCGGCCCCCGTTGAAGCCTATCCAGAACCCATACGACGCTTGAAGGACTGACACATGGAAGAAGACGAAATGCCCGAGGGCGAGATGGTTGAGCTGGACACCGAGGCGGATGACGTCGAGGACACCGAGGACGGTGGCGCGATCGTCACGCTTGACGAAGACGAGGGCCCCGCAGGCGAGGGCAGCTTTTACGACAACCTCGCCGAGACTATGCCCGAGACGGACCTGAACCGCATATCGACGCAGTTCCTAGAGCTGATCGGCAAGGACCAGCAAGCGCGCAAGAAGCGCGACGAGCAGTACGAGGAGGGCCTGCGACGCACCGGTCTAGGTGACGACGCGCCCGGCGGCGCTCAGTTCCAAGGCGCGTCGAAGGCGGTACACCCCATGATGACCGAGGCCTGCGTTGACTTCGCGGCGCGCGCCATCAAGGAGCTGTGGCCTGCCAACGGGCCAGTCAAGGATCTCGTCATTGGCGAGATGGACGAGAAGAAGGTGGACAAGGCCAAGCGCAAGTCGGCGCTCATGAACTGGCAGCTCTGCGTTCAGGCACAAGAGGCGCGGGCCGAGGTCGAGCAGATGCTGACCCAGCTACCGCTCGGCGGCGCGCAGTACCTGAAGGTCGGCTGGGACGAGCGGCGCAATCGCCCGTCGTTCCTCGCCGTCATGATCGACGACATGTACCTGCCCTACGCTGCGACGAACTTCTACAGCGCGCAGCGCAAGACGCACGTGCAGTACATCACGACCCTCGACTACCAGCAACGCGTCAAGTCTGGCATGTACCGCGACGTGGACCTGTCCGCGCCGAGCATGGAGCCGGACGTGTCGCTGTCCGAGAAGGCGAACAACAAGATCGAGGGCCGCGACGAAAGCAGCTACAACGAGGACGGACTGCGCACCGTGTACGAAGTGTACGCCGTCTGCGAGATCGAGGAGGACGAGGATCCGTCGCCGTACATCATCACCATCGACAAGCCTACCGGCAAGGTGCTGTCAATCTACCGCAACTGGGACGAGGACGACGACAGCCGCGAAGAGATGAGCTGGATCGTCGAGTTCCCGTTCATTCCGTGGCGCGGTGCCTACCCCATTGGCCTGCCGCAGATGATCGGTGGCCTGAGCGCCGCCGCCACTGGCGCGATGCGGGCACTGCTCGACAGCGCACACATCCAGAACGTGCCGACGATGCTCAAGCTGAAGGGCGGCACACGCGGCGGCCAGTCGCTGAACATCCAGCCGACGCAGATCGAGGAGATCGAGGGTGGCCTGAACATCGACGACGTGCGCAAGATTGCCATGCCGTTACCGTTCAACCCGCCATCGCCGGTTTTGTTCCAACTGCTTGGCTTCCTCGTCGATGCAGGCAAGGGCGTGGTCCGCACGTCGATGGAAGACCTGCCCGACAGCAACGCCAACGCACCAGTCGGCACCACGCTGGCCCGCATCGAGCAGGGCATGGTCGTGTTCAACGCGGTTCACAGCCGGCTGCATGACGCGATGGGCCGCATGTTGCGCGTGCTGCACCGCCTCAATGCGATGTACCTCGACGACGACAAGCTTGAGGACACGGCCGGCGAAGAGCTGGCCACGCGCGCCGACTTCGAGGGGCCGATGGACGTCGTGCCGGTCAGCGACCCGAACATCTTCAGCGAGGCACAGCGCTACGCGCAGGTGCAGGCAGTGGCACAGCGTGCCCAGATGCTGCCGCAACTGTACAACTTGCGCAAGGTCGAGGAGCGCATCCTCACCACGCTGAAGATCCCAGACTATGAGGCGCTGCTGAACCCAGCCGTCGAGCCTGACGAGCAGAACGCCGTGAACGAGAACGTCGCGGCCGCGCTTGGCCGGCCAGTCGTTGCGTTCCCAGAGCAGGATCACATTGCCCACCTCAAGACGCACTTGAGCTTCATGCTCAACCCAACGCTAGGCGCAGGCCCGCTGTTTGCGCCGACGTTCCTCGGACCGATCGTCAGCCACATCAAGGAGCATATTGCGCTTTGGTACATGCAGTCCACGCTTGAGCTTGCCGACAGCGTCGCCGACAATGTCAACCTTGAAGAGGTGGGCCGCGAGGACCACACGAAGGCGGACCGCCAGGCGTACGACCGCATGCTGGCAGAGGCATCGACCGTGGTCAGCGAGAAGGCAGGCGAGGTGTTCGCCGACATGCCGCCGATCATCGAGCAGGCGCAGAAGATGATGCAACAGTACGCACCGCCACCGCCGATGGATCCGTCGCAGGTGGCCATGCAGACGACGCAGCAGCAGATGCAGCTCGAAGGTCAGCGGATGCAGTTGCAGACGCAGCGCGATCAGGCGAAGGTGCAACTCGACGGCCAGAAGCTGCAACAAGATGCAGCGATAACTCAGGCCAAGATGCAGATGGACGGTCAGAAGATGCAGCAAGACGCGACACTGGAGGCCCAGAAGCTGGCGCTCCAACAGCAACTTGCAGAAATCGACGCGCAGATGAAGCAGGCTGAGGCACAGCAGGACATGGCGAAGCTCGCGATGCAGCAAGACCGCGAGGACGAGCGCACCGCTGCCGAGATCCAGTCTCGCATGGCCATGAACCAAGCCGACAATCAAACCGCCATGACGCTTGCAGAAATGGAAGCGTTGAGCGGCGAGAAGTTCTCAGTGTCAACAGGCACTGGGATAAATCCACAGCCATAAGGAGAATATCATGGCAGACAACGCAAAGAGCGCCGCACCGAGCGGCAAGGTAACCAAGCTGGCCGGTGACGCTATCAGGCAGCACAAGAAAATGGCCATGGGCGAAATGCCCAAGTGCGACGGAAAAAAGATCCCAGCGTGAGGATCGAGATGTTTCTCCAGCGCTTGGAGGCAGAGCAAGCCATGCTTGCGAAAGAAGCGTTGGAGCGACCCGCAGGGCGTGAGGGCTACGACTACGGTCGTGTCGTCGGCATGTATGCGGGCCTTGAGCTTGCCAAGGAGGCCATCATCAACATGGTCGCCGAATACGAGCGCAAGGGCTTTGATTTATAGGAGCCAACATGCAAGAAATAGCAAACAAGATAGACTTTGGGTACGATAGCCTCGACGAGGCGTTCCCGAAGTGTGACCCCGGCGTGCAGCCGTTTGGCAGCCGAGTGCTGTGCCAGATCCGCACGCCTAAAGCGAAGACCAAGGGCGGGATCATCCTGACCTCGGACGTTCGGGAAACCGAACACTACAACACGCAGGTAGCCAAAGTCGTAGACATGGGCAGCCTCGCGTTCAAGAACCGCAACACAATGGAAGCGTGGCCCGAAGGCTCGTGGTGCGAAGTCGGTGACTTCGTCCGCATACCTCGTTACGGCGGCGACCGTTGGTCGGTAAAAACCTCCGATGGTGACGAAGCCATCGTGGTTATCTTCAACGACCTCGATCTGGTTGGCAAGGTCACGGGCGATCCGCTCGCGATCAAAGCCTTCCTGTAATCGATAAGGCTGAAAGGAGCCGGTCATGACTGACAACACAATTACCGAGACTGACGAAGAGTTCGACATCATTGAAGGTGAAGAACCTGTACAAGATCCTGTACAAGACGACGAGGAGGAGGAGGAGGACGTCGAGGACGAGCGCCTCGCCGAAAGCGAAGACGACAACGAGGATGAGATCTCATCTCAGAGCCGTAAGCGTCGCCTGAAGCGCCGCGAAGTTCAGAAGCGCGCAAAGGAACACGCACAGCGCGAGCTGGACATGTTGCGCCACACCAACGCGGAGCTGATGCGTCGTGTATCTGCGATCGAGGGGCACACGCTCCAGACCAATGAGCAGGGCATCGACAGCCAACTGCAACGCACGATGCAAGACATACGGCAGGCCGAGAGCATCATGGCCCGCGCGACCGAGGCCGGCAACGGTGACGACGTTGTGGCGGCGATGCGCATTCGCGACGAGGCGATGTCTCGTGCGCAACAACTGCAATACCACAAGGAGCAAGTGTCCCAGGTGCGTGAGCAGGCGTCGCGGCCCCAATCCGATCCACGTGTAGTAAATTACGCGCAGGAGTGGATGCAGGCCAACACGTGGTACAACCCGCAAGGTAGTGACGACGACAGTGCGGTGGTGAACGCAATCGATGTGAGCATGACCAATCAGGGATTTGATCCGACGAGCCGGCAGTACTGGGAAGAGCTTACGCGTCGCGTTGCCTCACGCGTCGGCGACGACGACGGTGGCGCACGTGGTGCAAGCACCCGCCGTAGGGCTCCACCGCAGGGCGGAACCCGCGAATATGCGCCAACTTCAACACGCAAAGAAATATATGTGACACCAGAACGAAAGGCTGCTATGATCGAAGCAGGTGTTTGGGATGATCCCGTTGCGCGGACCCGAATGCTCAAGGCGTATCAGGCTTACGATAAAAATGGTTCGGCTAACTAAAAGGAGTATGCCAACATGACTGAAGAACGTACAGATGACCGCCTTAAGAAGGAACCCGATGTTGCTCGGCGCTCTCGTGGAATGGATGACCGTAAGGTCACCGAGGACCGCGAAATAAGCGATGACGATCGACTTGAAATGTTTAGGGCTCAATTATTTAACGACGCACTGCCTGATTTACCGGCAATCCCCGGCTATCATATGTGCTGGCTAACCACGACCAATCCGCGTGATCCTATTCACCGCCGTATACAGCTCGGTTACGAGCCAATTAAGGCAGAAGAAGTTCCCGGAATGGCACATGCCTCGGTCAAAACCGGCGAATATGTCGGTATGATCGCGGTCAACGAGATGCTCGCGTTTAAGCTGCCCATGTCTCTGTATCAGAGATTTATGCAGGAAGCTCACTACGACGCACCGTTGCGTGAAGAGGACAAACTGGCTGAAGTTGCGGATAGCATCCGCGCACAGGCAGAACAGTCCGGCGGCCGGCTAATTGAAGGGGACGGTATGGATGACTTTCGTCAACATGCGCCAAGGCTGACTGATTTTAGCTAAGGCAAACCGCAACTCAATTATAAGGAACTAGGACATGCCAAGCATTGCCTCTGCCTACGGCCTTATCCCTGTCAACCATCCGTCGGGCGTCGTTCGTCCGTTCGCGATGACTTGCGCATCGGGATATGCCGCTGATATATTTCAGAACCAACCCGTTAAGATAGCTGCTAACGGTACTATCGTTGTCGCCGCCGCTGGCGACACATTCATCGGCACCTTCCAAGGCGTTGAATTTACAGATAGCGACGGTCGTCGTCGCGTCTCTAACAAGTGGACCACGGGCACCGTGGCTACTGAAATCGTCACGTATGTGACAATCGACCAGACGATCACGTACCAGATCCAGAGTAACGCTACTCTGGCTGTTGCCGACATCGGTTCGCAGTACGACTTCTCGGCTGCTGGTGGTAATGCAACCACCGGTCTATCGACGCAGTCGCTGAACGTATCGTCTTCCGCCGCCAACGCAGGTCTTCGCCTGATTGGTATCGTCACCGGTCCCGATAACAATTTCGGTGACAACTTTGTCAATGCTCTGGTTCAGATCTCTGAACATCAGAACACTGCCAACGTCGCTGCTTACTAAGGAGGGCTGAACAATGGCTACCCCGATGAGAAGTACAGACTTCCGCTCGATCGTTGAACCGATCCTAAATGAAGAGTTCAACGGCATCTACGACCAACGCGCCGACGAGTGGGCACAGGTCTTCAAAGAGTTTAAGGGCATTCCCCGTAACTACCACGAAGAGCCTGTCCTTTATGGCTTCGGCGCTGCACCGGAATTGCCAGACGGCATGCCGGTCACTTATCAATCAGGCGGCGTTCTGTTCATCCAGCGCTACCTGTACAAGGTCTACGGTCTTGCATTTGCACTGACCAAGGTTCTTGTTGAAGATGGTGACCACATCCGCATTGGCCAGACCTATGCACGTCACCTCGCACAGTCGCTGATTGAAACCAAGGAAACCCTTGGTGCCAACATCCTCAACCGTTCGTTCACAGCAGCATATGCTGGCGGCGACGGCGTTGAGCTGGTGGCAACCAATCACCCGATTGCAGGCGGCACCTTCTCGAACAAGCTCTCGACCGCTGCGAACCTTTCGCAGACGTCTCTTGAGCAGCTTCTGGTGCAAATCCGCAACGCTGTTGACAACAACGGCAAGCGCATCCGCCTGGCGCCTAAGAAGTTGGTTCTTGGGCCAAGCAACGTCTTCCAAGGCGAAGTTTTGCTCAAGTCCGTCCTTCGTGCCGGCACCGCAAATAATGATATTAACCCAGTCAAATCGATGGGGCTTTTGGAAGGCGGTCAGGCAAACCTTTCGCGTATCACTTCAACCACCGCATGGTGGGTGCAGACCGATGCGCCAGAGGGTCTCAAGCTTGCGATGCGTCGCGGCCTTGAGAAGTCGATGGAAGGTGACTTCGAAACCGACAGCATGCGTTACAAGGCCACTGAGCGTTATGCGTTCGGTTGGACCGATCCACGCGGCGTGTACGGTACTCCGGGCATCTAATTGGGTTGGGGGGCTTCGGCTCCCCGCCCTTTCTCTAAAGGAGAAAATAAATGTCTCAGACTACCTTCAGCGGCCCGCTGCAATCGGGCGACATTAACGCTGGTAAGACAGGCGGCCCTAACATCGGACAGGTATACCTGTCGCAGACGTTCTTGGTTAGCTTCAACGCCACCTTGGTTCAGAGCACGGCAATCAACCTTCCTGCAAGTTCGCAGATTGTTGAGATTTACGCCGATGTTCTTACGCCGTATGACAGCGCCACTTCGGCGACGCTGACAGTCGGCTCGGCGGCTGCGGGAACGCAGTATGTCACGTCGGTTAACGCCAAGACGGGCGGCCGCGCCACGGTAACGCATACCGCCGCGCAGTGTACCGCGCTGGCAAACATCAGCACCAACACGGCGCTGTTTGGCACCGTGACTTCAGTCGGTCAGCCGACTGCGGGTCAGGTCCGCGTTACGATCCAGTACGTGCAGACAACGGCTAATGACTAAGCATTAGCGTTGTGTTATAAAAGGGGGTCGCCCTCGGGTGGCCCCTGATTATCAAGGAACAAAATATGCGCCAGATTGTTGTAACATTGACCGACGCCAGCGCTGGCGCTAAGAACTCAGACCCTATCCCCCTCGACATCCACGGGCGTCCCGACGTCTCGCTTCAGGTAACCGTAACTGGCACCGTGAACTGGACCGTACAGCAGACCCTCGATAACCCGTTCACCACGGCCTCTGGAGCCATCGTGTATGTCAACCATCCCGACGCGAACATGGTCGCGCAGACCGTCACCCGTCAGGGCAACTACGCCTACATCCCAGCGGCAATGCGCTTACAACTCAGCAGTGGCAATGGATCGGTCAAGCTGACGATTGTTCAGTCCGGCGATAACAGGGCGTAAGCAGTGTCAACGAGCCTGTACAGCGGCGCGTCTGGCATTGCCCTTGGTGTTGGTCTGGACGGGGACATCCAAGGCCTGTGGGGCGGTGCCACCGGCCTTATGTCAGGCTTTGCAGGAAGTAGTCCGTACAGCGGATCGTCGCTGTATCTAGACTTCCTCACGCCGTCGCTCGACACCCGCATCACGTTCACACGCGGCAGCAATGCCACGCTGGTAGATAGCACGGGCAAGATTGTTTACGCTCCTGTGAATTTGCTGTTGCAATCGCAGACGTTTGACAATGCGGCTTGGACGAAAAGCGGCTCTTCTATTGTAACGGGTGCCGCAGCCAATCCGGTCGATGGCGCGTTGAACGCACAGAAGTTAATGGAAAATACTAGCACTGGGCAGCACCGCGTTTTTAATACTATTGGCATCGCATACAACGCCTCAACGACTTTTTGCTTTTCCGTTTATGTCAAGGCCGCTGAACGGTCGTTTGTCTATATTAGGTTAAATAACGGCGGCGGCGATTTTGTGACTTGTTTTGTCAATCTTATTACTGGCGCGATTACCACGGTCACAGGTGCTGGTTCTGTTGCAGCCACAAATGTTGGTAATGGTTGGTGGCGTATTGCGGCTATTGGCACCTCGGCAACATCTACTGCAGTTAGTGGGTATGTTGCGACGGCTACATCGGGCAGCGTGGTCTCCTACACAGGCGACGGAACATCAGGCATCTTCATCTGGGGCGCACAACTCGAACCATTAACCTACCAGACCACCCCGTCCACCTATGTTGCCACAACGTCAGCGGCATATTACGGCCCACGCTTTGATTACGACCCTGTAACGCTTGCGCCAAAGGGTTTGTTGATCGAAGAGCAGCGGACGAATTTGTTGTTGTATTCTGAGCAGTTTGATAACGCGGCTTGGACTAACTCAGGGGCCACTGTAACGGCAAATTCTATTGCAGCGCCTAGTGGGGAAATATCCGCAGACACGATAGCTAGAACAACTTCAACAGCAGATGCTATTTACAACACTATAGCATTCACTGGCGACGGCGTTAAAACCGTTTCTATATGGATTAAAAAGGGGACATCTCCCTCTCCTTTGATTGCATTACTTGATGCGACTGCCAGCACATATCGCCTCTGGGCGGATGTCACTTGGTCTGGCACAACACCTTCGCTTGCCTTTACAAACGGGTCACTCATTAGTTCAACAAATTATGGCAATGGTTGGTGGCGACTTGAGTTGGCTACCACAGCCGTTACTGCTGCTAATGCTAATCGCCTTTATATCTATGCAGGACGCACTGGCTCTGTAAACGGCGACACAGTGTATTGCTGGGGCGCTCAAGCAGAAAACGCAACCTTCGCCACCAGCTACATCCCCACAGTTGCCAGCCAAGTAACACGCAGCGCAGATGTAGCAACGATGACAGGCACGAACTTCTCTAGCTGGTATAACCAGCCGCAGGGGACGTTTGTTGCCTCCTACACGGCAACCGCAGATACAACTTTCCGCTCTTTTTTTGAAGCAAGCGACGCTGCGCGAAATAATTTTGTTCGTATCCGCGCACAAAACCCAACACCTACAACTGCGCTTGTGCTTGGCGAAGTGGTCTCAGGTGGGGTAACTCAAGCGACTATGCAGCCTGCAACAGTAGCAATCGGCAATTTAACAAGCGCCGTTACTTACGCGGTGAATAATTTTGCGACGGCGCTAAATGGCGGTACGGTTGTTTCAGACACAAGTGGGTCACTTCCGGTAGGCGTAGATCGTCTAGTGCTAACAGGAGGATCGTTTTTTAATGGACAAACTTGGCTCCGCTCCATCGTCTACTACAACACGCGGCTCGCGGACTTCCAACTACAGGCACTCACAGCATGACCGATCTATATTTAAAAGCACCAACTCAAGAGGACATGGACGCCGCCCTGGTTGAGGCTAATGTCATCGACGATGAGGGCAACCCA